TAAGCCACTTCCAATGGCGTGAGGACTTCACGCAAAGCAAACCACTAGGCGCAGTCTCAACCAATTGGAACGCGTCGGAATTAGCCGAATACGCGATACCACGCATGAACAACACGCTGCTTCTGCATGGACACACGCACGCGCATGACCCGCTTGAGTTCGGCAGGCATCACAATGAGATCAACGTCGGATTAGACGCATGGCGTTTCGAGCCAGTCAACGAAGCCGAATTGTTGGACAACTGGCTACAAACCGCGTTAAGCAACGTCTGAGTGGTCTACAATGGCCCTGTTAACAACAAATGCGTTTAGCGAGTGTTCGCCAAACGTTGGAAACCGGCTTCATCATCCTCGGGATAACGGAACCGCGCTTCGATACCCTGCGATTCAAGGATCGCGGCTATCTCCCTGCTGCGGGCATTGACGATCGCGTAATCGCCTTTGTCCCGTCCGTAACGGTCGTAGTGTTCCTGCGAACGATAGTAGAGCAAGTCAACATGGTCAGGCGGGTTGCCTTGGACTTCCTCAATCCCGTCCACCGCATCCAACGCGGCCTCGACCGCTTCGACATGCTGCGTGAGCATACTTTCCAACCATGCCTGCACGTCCGCCGGTGGTTCCGCCTCGCCAGGCTTCTCCCAACGTTTCACCGTCAACACGGCATTGCCGAAACGGTCGGCAAGCATCTTCTGACTGATGCCGCAGCGTTCCCGTGCCGCGCGAAAAGCGGCCTTCGATCCAAACGTCATCAAACCTCCAGACAATCATGAAAACACGGAAAACGTCGGTTCCAGCATGAAAAACACGCTGGAACCGGCAGAACAACGATTTTCAGCGGAATACGTCACGCCTTGACGCAATCGAACACCAGCAAATCGGAATCATCGGAATCCGTTCCGATCTTGGAGTCAAGACGCCACCCGTTTTCCTCAAGACACCGTTTGATGTCCTCCGTCCAATCATCCGCATCCACGTCGGACGGGGTGAACTCCAAGTCGTCCACAATCTCCCTATCCTCATGGAAATCGATGAAGTAATCGTAGATGCGGATATGGAACGTCGAATCCACGTCAAGCGGGTTCCTGAGCACCGCATTGTTCGGCTCCATCACGTCGATGTAGGCGTTGTGGGCTTCGATGCGCTCGGTCCATCCGCTGATGGTTTCAGGATCGTTCAGGTCGATGAACCAGTCCATGAGCTGCTCGGTGGTCAACGTGTCTGAGTAAGCCGAAAGCTCTTCGTACAGCTTGTCGTAATCGGATTGCGTGGACTCCTCGTCAGCGACGAGCCGCTCATACTTGGCACGGAGCCGTTCGGACGGGATGCAAAGCCATGCGTCTTCGGTTTCGCCGTCCTTGTCGAGCTGGCAATCATAGACGCGCTTTCGTAATTCCGACTTCGGGAACTCCAGTGCGAATGTGCCAGTCTCATTCCACTTGTGGCCTCTGGTTTTTTCGATACGAATGGTAATCATTTCAATCTCCTTGTGATTGTGGGGATGCCTTGATGCTTCCCGTTTGTTGCTAACTACAATATATGTTACCAAAGGTAACATTTCAAGTCGGGCGTGTTGTGGAAATCAATCCTCCTTGCCCAGGTAATCCTGCAATCCGTCGCCAGCTTTGCCATTCAGCCCGCGACGGGACATGTCGTAATAGTCGAGCATCTGCGGACTGTTCCACCCGCCTGCGGCCATGATGTCCCTGTCCGGCACGCCAGCGTCACGGGAGAGCGTGCAGAACGTTCGCCGCAATGAATGCGGCGAAATATCCGGCACGCCCACGCGCAATGCCACGGACGATACGATGCCCACGGCGGTCTGCTGCCGCAGACGCGCGCCGGAATCCTCACGGAACACCGCACCACGCCTACGTTCGCCAATGAGTCGTGCGAGAGCTTCGGCCGCATCGGAGGGAATGGCCACACGCTGAGACCAGTCGCCCTTGCGGTCGAACCGCACCCACGGACGCCCGTCATCCAGATGACAGTCTTCGACATCCAACCCAAGCGCCTCGCTAACCCTCGCACCGGTCAACAGCAGCAGACTGCACAGGGCATCCGTCCGCGCACCCATACCACGCGCTTCGTCCAGAAAAAGCCTAGCCTGCTCGCGGGTGAGGTACGTGCCATCCGAATGACCGTACAGTTTCGGCCTACGCACATGCTCGCCCGGATTGCAGTCGATATACCCCTCCTCGCAGAGATAGCGGTAGAGGCAGCAAACGACGCTCAGATTCCTGCACACCGTGTTCTTCGCCGCTGGCCGCATGCCGCCGTCATAGGCGGCGAACACCTCGATATGGGTGCGCTTCGCCCGCAGCATGTCGATGCCATTATCCGAACACCAGCGGAGCCATCGCGATACGATGCTCCGATACCCCGCCCTTGTGCCCGGCGTCAGGCCGGCGAGAAAACCGGCGATCATGTCGCTCACCGTTTCCATATGCGCAGCGTCTCCTTGCAGATCAAAGGCTTATCGGCTGGACCCTTGACGAATGGCGGAATCCACTGCCTACGCCTCAACGAATGATTCGGCCCATACGCCTGATCGCGCCAGAAACCACGCACGATGAAACGATGTGAGTACTCACGTCGCACCCGCTCGTCATCATCGGCGCTTCCGCCCGGACGATGCAGATTCTCACGCAGCACCAGCATCTTCACCTTGCGTATTTCCGGGTCGAAACGCGGCGGTAGCGGATGCTCCATATCGGGTTTCGCCGGTTTCGCCTCGCAGATATGCGGTTCCGCGCTCAACGCCCACACCGCGCGCAGCAGATCGCCGAACCATCGGAAACCGCCGACATGCTCATTGAAAATGTCGTTGGCGAATCTGATGACCGGCAGTGAGAATGATTTCGCGTCGCATTCCTTCAGAGCGCATGGATGGTCCGTGAATCCCATCAATTCGATATCGCCGTTGCCGTCGCATTGCCAGAAGAGCGCCGACACATGGGCGTCTCCGACCTTCCTTCCCGTCGCGTCGTCGGTCACGGGGAATCTGACCATTTGGACATCCCCGTCGAAGAAGATAAGCCCGCTTTGCGCCGGCGCTTCCGATTTCGGGAAATCACCTGCCCGGACGGTATCTTCCGCCAGCGCCGTCATGTCCCGGCTGATCCACCAAAGCTGCGCGACGGCGAGATTATCAGCGAAATTCCAAGCCGATTCCATGCTCCGCTCGTATTGCGAGTGCGCAGCCATCTCCTCCTTTAATGCGACCCGCTCGTATTCCGCGAGTTTGTCGCGGATCAGCGGAAGGTGCGATGGGATGAGGCGAAGCCGTCTGTTCCTACTGCGCGTCATGTCAGTCAGCCTCACCAAGACGGTCGAAAACCTTGTCATACGCTTTCGTCACGCATTCCAAACCCATGCGGTAGACGCTCACGCGATCATGGTCGGACTCCGCCATGCGGCGCTGCCAATCATGCGGGAACGCCACGCTCAACAACGTCTCCCGCACGTCCGGTTTGACAACCTCGATTTTCTGCGGGAACATCGCATCAAAAGTGAGGACACACAAGGCGTAAGCCACCTGCAACGTCCGGTCGGACACGTAAGGGAACGACTCGCACGCCACGCGGTCAATCTCTTCCATAGACCACGGAACAGTAGCCGCCAAACGCGCGTACTCTTCCGCATCCTCGTCATCCAACCCACCTCCCATAGGCTCAGACTGCACGGTATCCACAAGCCACTCATACAATTCACCGACGATACCAGACTCGGACTGGACGAAAACCGGCTCAAAATCATTGAAATGACAAGCGAACCACATGCCACACACATGGCCCACATAGCCGGTAAGCTCACGTGGCAGCATATTCACGTCAATCATCACAACACCTCGATTTCATCGTTAAGGCCCATAAGCTCCTGAGTCGTGTACTCGCCTTCCCTGACCATGCAGTAAACCCATCCTTGGAACCCACACAGTCGCGCATCACGAACACCCGACAGCAGCTCACGCAGCCAAGCGCACACAAGACGCGCCTTAGACACAGGACGCCAATAGAATTTCGGCCCACGCGGATCGAAATGGTCATAAGCGTACATCTGCTGACCAACATGGAAGTCAGCCCACAATTTCAACGTTTCCATGACGCTCACGCCTCCCTCGAATCAACGTCACCGAACAGTTCATAACGCAATTGCACATCAGCGTCGAACATCGCCTTGTACGCATCACCAAGAGACTGGTAGAAGACGCCTTCCACACGCCAACCTTCATAGCCCTTGGAATCCAACGAACGGAACTCTCTCAGCGCCTCAAGCATCATCTTGCGCGTCAATCGATAATCCGGCACGCTCTTATGAAAATTACCGTCGAACCGGTCAGCAGCAACGTAAGCGTCACGCGCTTTAGCCGTATCGAACGGGATAACAGTACCAATCGGCTCATGGTCGAAATCGGAAATGTTGACACCGTAAGGCCAATAAACAGCGTAATAATGACGGGACATGATAGAATCTCCTTGCAAATGGTTTGGTTGAGTTAATTACTGTTTGCAATGGCCGGACGGTACTAGGCATACCGTCCGGCCAAACTTTTCAGAACAGGCAATCCATATGACGCGGATCAGGCAGATTGTCGGCAGCTGCGTTGATAACCGTGCTGAGATACGCGGTTATCAATGCGGGACGCTTGCCAATCTCCCTCAATACGGCTTGAACATTCGAGTCGATGGACGAATAGCCGGTAGCCTCCAAAGCGGCCTTGACCTGCTGTGCTGTGATGACGACACGTGACATTTCATGCCACCTCGACAATCTCATGTTGAGCGAGGTACGCGGCCACGGACTCTTCCAACGTTTGGTCACTGCCACGCTGGTAGTAGTCGCGGTACGCAACCACGCCACTCTTACCGTCGAACGCGACATATGCGACGCGACGACCCTTGGAATCACGGAAGCCACGCGGCTTATGCGCATATCCACCAAACACGTCAGCCAACTCCTTGACCGACTTGCCACCTGGAATCGTGACCACGCGCGCCTTGACGCCATGCTGCGCAATCACCTTCGGCGTATCCTTGGACGGAATCGGCGGCACTTCAGGAATCTCAACCGTATCCGGTTCAGGCTCAACCGACTGCGGTTCAGGGGCGACAACCGGCAAATCATCGTAAGTCTCGCACATCTCAGGATGGTCACACTCGGCCGGGGTGAGGAATGAAATGTCACGTGACACAACCATGCCGCCATGCTCATAAGACAATTCCCAACCATGCTCCCTATCGGCGTCCGACAGGCTCACGCCATGCGCCGTATAATCCCCACAATCAGAGGAAACCATGCAATCGCCACGCTCCACGATCAACGGCACGTCACCAATCTCACTCACCGCCTGAGCATAATCGGAGCCGTTAGGGTCAAGCCACGTGCCACCATCGGCACGATACGCGGCGGCCACACCACGCACCGCCTGAGCATTCTTCACGCCCGGAATCATCCGCCATGATTCAACGCCATCCTTCATCTCGAAACGCCACACGCTCGGGCTATTGACGGAATCGAAAAACATGAAGACACTGGACGAATTGACTGCCCACAGGCCGTTAACTTTGTTGTTCGACATTTTGAAACTCCCTTGTATGAAAACTTGATTATTTGATGGGCCGTTCACCGCACGGCCCTGAGCGGTTTCACCATTCCAAAACCTTGCTACCGTCAACCAAAACGTATGACGTGCCGGTATGATTGCCGTCAACGCTTCCACGCCACTCGCAAATACGCTCGTAACCGTCCGAAGTGCTACCGTCCTCCATGCCGCACTGCGGAATGTTGGATAGCTCACGGTAGCTCGCTAGGTCGGCTTGGCCGTAATCCTTCGTGGCATAAGTCTCACGCCACCACGTCCACTGCTGCTCAGGCGTGCCATGCGGATCGGCAACCGGCTGATCGGAAAGCGCTGTGGAACAAGCCACGCCGAAAGCCAACAGGCCAACAAGCACGGCAACAAGCAGAGTAATCTTCTTACGCATTGCGAACACCTCACTTGGAAAGAACGGAATCAACAACCGTGTAGAATCCGGTGCAAAACTCTCTATTGTGTTCGCTGTGCAGTTCCGCACGGCAACGTTTCGTTAACAGGCGGCGGCACTCACCAATCATGGCATGTTCACCGCGCGTATAGTATTCATCCATCAACCACCACGCGGCATACGTGGTTCCGTCAAGCCTGTTTTCATCAGGCGAACGCCAAGCGTTTTGATTGTGTGAATACGTAGTGTTGTACACGTTGGCGAGATACGCATACTCTGCGGAATCAGATTCACGAATATCAGGAAAATCAACTGTAACAAAAGACATTTTTAAAGCACCTCGATTGTGTTGGAATGTAATGCCCGAACGGGCTATATGGGCGTGATTGATAGGCTCACGCCCGAAAGCCTGGAACAAGTCAGCGCATACGCTTGCGATTAGGACAATTGGGATATTCGATAGCCCGACACTGTAGGGCTTCTTCCATCTCCAAACGACGCGCATTGCTGCACAGAAACCGCGCCTCATCACCGGCACGGCACATCTCACGCCACAGCGCATCCGCCCGCTTCACGTCGGCACAATCGCTCTCGACAACGAAACAGCGGATAGCGATCTCACGGTAACGCTCGGCCCCATCCCGCAGCTTGCGGGAATCTGGCGTCACGGGAAAACCGTAGTACGGGTAACGTTGATCGATGGGGCACTTCTCACACATGACTTGCCCCTCAGTGTTCCCGCGCGTACCGGCTGATAACACGCTCCGCCTGGCTGAGGGCACGCGCCTGCAAGTCAAGCAGAGGCTCGCCGCGGAACGCCATGCTTGCATCATGCCCGTCTGCCATGTACCGGCGCATTTCGGACGGGGTGAAGAACCGGGCGGCGATATCCACGTTGTACACGAGAGCGCACCCGCCGTAACTGTATTCCCGCCAATTGTCCGCGCCGTTCAGCAACAGCGCGCGACGCGATCCGAAGTGGTCGGGAAGAACGGTTTCTGGCATGTCGAGCGAATCAAGCAATGCCAGTGCGGTTTCCTTCACGCCCTGGTTCCACTTGCTGCGGGGCTTGAACTCGGCTTCGATATTCTTGTAGGTCTCATCAACGGTATACATTTTGACACTCCATTCCAGCCCCCTTGCTAGAATAAGAGGGCTTAGTTAGTTAGTTGGTTAATGATTACTGAGCAATTGAGCCGGATAGTTGCAGCTATCCGGCTCTACTCATTCGTGGGCTAGACGTGCCATAAAGACTACGCTAGCCCTAGCGGATTCAATCAATCCGCCGAAGACTTAGAATCAGAATCAAGCAATTTGCGCGGATTAGCGATCTTGAGAGCATCGCACAATCGCAGTGCAGTATCAAGCGACACCGCCCGAACATTGCGTTTACCTGTCTCAATCTGCGCAATCTCGACATGATGCACGCCACTACGTTGCGCTAACTCACGTTGCGTTAGACCGCGCTTCATCCTTAATTCTTTCAAACTCATGGCCCTTACTCCTAACTTGGATTAAGGCCATCGTAGACCACTCAGACAGCGCGGGACAATTCCATGCCGGACACCGCGCCACGTTAGCGACTCGACGACGGTTCGGCCTTGCATGATGTGAGGGTGCATCATGCCTAGTCGCATTCCGCCGCGTCTCTGCCGCGTCCACTCTTCAGTTGTCAATCATCCATGCCACGCCTGTTAGGGGGGCTTCGTGTCACCGGCCTTGCGGTGGTGGCCTCTGTGGTGGTGGCCTCTCGTTCATCTCCGTTCCTTTCGTTGTCGTTTGCTTGATGGCTCTCACTATACATGCTATCCAGTCAGATAGCAAACCAAGACAACGCAGACACCACATAAACCATTGCAAACACTAGCATCCATCGGCGTGTCGCAACCACCGCACGGCTGCAAAAAGACTGCGGGCGCCACGGCCACGGCCGCGCCGCGCCACGGCCACATTCATGGACGCCACGGCCACGTCACGACGGCCATGTCCAGGGACGTCACGACGTCCGGGGCACGACGGCCGCGCCACGGCACGGCCACAGCCACGACGTGACCACGACGGCCACGACGGGCACGGACATGATCGCATACAAAGGAACGTGCCCGCGCGATACCACACGACACGCCAAAACACAATCGCACAAACGTTCCAACGTTGCGCCATGCAACAAACACCCCCCGTGGGGGAGTGTCCCCCCGGTGCAAAAAGCAAGGCCGCTGGCTCTCTAGTGCTGACGCTGAATGCTCGCTGGAACATTTTTGGATTACCTGTTACTCACGAAGTCTTCACATATTTAGTGGTTGCAACCGTTGTTGCACCCTACATATTGTGTATAATGTTCCTTGGATTGATGTTGATGGCGGTGAAGCTAGCTTAAGCCACATCAACGTCTGGCCGTCCACTCACAAGGGGAGTGTGAGGATTCTAGATGCGGTACGGTCAGCAGTCCGACCGGTCTATCCCGGGCGTGGCCTATATGGACTCGTACCTATTATTTTGGGCTGGTCTGCAATCCTGTTGGCACAGCCTTTTGGTTGCCGGGTTCGATTCCCGGGGTTTGCTCTAGGTTTCATGGGGTAGCTGCCTATGAGATCGATGGCATTGCTCGAATATCTCCGCTGGAACATGTGGGGGATAAGAGGCTCCCTGCCTTAATCAGGTGGTTGATGACCGAAGGGGAGGCACGGCCAAACGGGTGCATAGATGTTTCACGTTCCTTGCCGTTGGTGGTAAAGCCCATTCCACCATGCCGAACGTCTTTCCGACTTGGACGTTAACTAAGTCGGGTATATGGCATTGGTGCAACCGGTAGCATTACGGTCTCCAAAACCGTCGATGTTGGTTCGAGTCCAACATGCTGTGCTCAGCCTACCCACAGGCTGTGGGAAAGGTCTTCGGAGTCGTCTTGTGGCGGCTCTAGTTTTAGCTGACCCGCCTAGTCTGCGGGAACAGTCTCCTGAGTCGCTGCGGCGGCTCTTGCATTTTGGATGCTTGGCAGAGTGGCTTATTGCACCACCTTGCTAAGGTGGCGACCGGGAACGGTTCGGGGGTTCGACTCCCTCAGCATCCGCGCGCCGTGGCTGGCGGTAAAAAGCCATTGTGATGATGCCATTGGTTCCTTATGGCTCTCTGGGGGTTGAACGAGCGTCCCATGCTCCTGTTGTGGGTGGAGTGTGGGACGCTTGTTCTTTTGCTTTGGTGGCGGAATGGTAGACGCGGCGCACTCAAAATGCGCTACCTGTAGGGTGTGAGGGTTCGAATCCCTCCCGGAGCACTTGGGTTGGTTGATCTGAGAACTTTTCCTGCTGGGATGTTTCCCCTTTGGCGTGTTTTCCTGCTCAGCACCGGCCAACCCTGTTTTTGTGGAGGCATTGTGGCGTGGTCTAGTTCCCATCGTGATGAACGGTTCAATCCTGATTGGCCGCGTGTCCGTGCGATGATTCTTGAACGGGATGGGCATAGGTGCCAGTGGCCGGTCAAGGATGATTACGGGAATGTTCGCCTGTGCGGACGGTATGGGAATGAGGTTGACCATAAGGTTCGTAATCCCGTCCATGATGATGATCGTCCTGAGAATTTGTGGGTGTTGTGTCGTTGGCATCATCAGCGGAAGACCGAGGGTGAGTCTGCTGAGGTTCGTCGTGCGAAGGGTAGGAGTCGGAGGGAGAAGCGTTGGTATTCTCACCCGGCTTTCAAGTGAATGAGTTCATGTGCGCGGTTGCCGGTTGCGCTAATCCGGTGTGTGCGAAGGGATTGTGTCGTTCGCATTACGACCGTGACCGTTATTCGGGGTCTCCGCTGAAGCCGTTGCGTCAGCGCATGTGTCCTCAATGCCATACGTGGTTTGATCCGAAGCGTTCCGACCAGTTGTTTTGTTCTGGGCGTTGCCGTGTGGCGTATAAGCGTGCTCGTGATGATGATAAGTCGTTGCCGGTGAAGCCTGAAACGACTATGTACGTGCGTCCGGTTGACGTGTCCGAGCTTGAGTCCGAGCTTGTTGTTGAGTCTTTTACTGATTCTCAGGTGGTTGAGAAGTGTGGCGGCTTGTGCGCGAAATGCCATGAGCTGGTTGATGTTGGTTCGAGTGGTGCCGATGGTGCCGCTTTCGTGTGGAAGGTTCCGTTGGAGAAGTCGCATAGTGCGACTTTGGCGAATCGTCTGCTGGTTCACAAGCGTTGCGAGGGTGGAACGTCCTAGCTTCGCGTATTGCCTGAAACGGGCGGATTGTGAGGCTGGCTGTGGCTGGTAATGGTCGTGGTGCGCAGAAGTCGAAGAATCCGATTCTTCGTGCGCCTGATAGTCCGATGGGTTTGGAGTTTCCTGCTGTTCGCCCTGATGGGCAGGAGTGGCTTGAACGGACGAAGAAGTGGTATGAGTCGCTTCGTGTCAGTCCGTTGGCTCAGCGTATGGGTGTTGAGGCCGACTGGTACGCGGTTCAGGATTTGGCGTTGTTGAAGGATGATTTCTGGCGTCCGAAGACTAAGGGCCGTTGGATGTTGGCTTCCGAGATTCGTCAGCGTGAGGCCACGTTGGGCATTACACCCGAAGCTCGTGTGAGGTTGAAGTTCGATGCTCCGCAGCCTGACGATATGAAGGCTTCCGCGTATGAGGGCGATACTGAGGGTGCTCGTAACGTTCAACGGAACAGGCAGCGTGCTTCCGCATTGGGTTTGCGTGTCATTGATGGTGGTGCCTGATGCATACGCGCATTCCCGAATTGCATGGCGAGGATTTGACTCGTTCGATGGGAATGTTCGCGGTTTGGTGGATTGAGACTTTCTTCCGTGTTGGTCGTGGTGGCGGTGTTGGCTTGCCTGAGGCGTTCGACATGGACGAGTACGTGTTCATGCTTCACGCTTATGCGTTGACCGAGTGGGGTACCCGCCGGTTCAATCGTGTGTTTTATTCGCGTGCGAAGGGTAAGAACAAGTCCGGTAAGGCCGCTGGCATTTGCGCGTTCGAGGGTTTGGCTCCTTGCAGGTTCGACCATTGGGCGGAAGAAGGGGAGACTTACGAGTTTCTGGGCGAGGTCTACCCGTATGCGAAGGGTGAGCCTGTTGGACGTATGGTGCAGATGCCGCAGATTCTCTGCTTGGCTACCGCCGAAGGCCAGACTGGTAACATTTTCGATTCGATTTACTACAACTGCGATCAAGGCCCTTTAAGCCAGTTGAAGGGTGTCGGCCTTGATGTTGGTCGTACCCGTATCGGCTTGCCGGAGGGTGGGGAGATTGTTCCCACCACGAGTGGTGCCGCGTCCAAGGATGGCGGTTTGGAAACGTTCGCCGCTTGTGATGAAACCCACTTGTACAACACGAACAAGCTTCGCAACATGTACAAGACCGTTCAACGTAACCTCGGCAAACGTAAAGGTGATGCAGACCCGTGGATTCTTGAAACGTCCACCATGTACAAGCCGGGCGAAGAGTCCATCGCTGAAACATCGTACAAGTATGCGTGGGATACCGCTTCGGGCAAAATCAAGCATCGTAGCGGCATCTACTTCGACCATGTGTATGCGAACATCGACTTGGATGATTTCGCTGACGAGAAGAAGGTTCTCCGCGCCTTGCAGGTCGCGTATGGTGCGAGTGCGAAGAGTTCGGACGGTAAGGATCATCTGATATTGCCGGATGGTCGTATGACCGTGTTGAATGCTGATGGTGTTGACCCCGAGGGGCACACGTATTGGGATGGTGAGCTTGGCCCGTCGAAGGATGGGTGGATTGACCTGAATGGTCAGATGGATCAGATTTACCAGCCTGATTCAGACCCTGCGGATTCGATGCGCTACTATTTCAACACTTTGTCGAGCGTGCATGATGCTTGGCTTACGGAGTCCGACATTCAATCCCACATGCTGTATCGGGATGAAATGCACACCGCGTTCAATTCGATTCGTTTGGATGGCGCGTGGCAACGGTTCGTGACGAAACGTGAGCCTATCACGTTGGGGTTCGATGGTTCCGTGTCGGATGATTCGACGGCACTTGTGGGTTGCCGCGTGTCCGATGGCATGTTGTTCCTTATCAAGTTGGAGTCCGCTCCTGATGGGCCTGAGAAGGCCACTTGGCGTGTGAACCGTGATGCGTTCGACGGCATGGCCCGTTGGATGATGGACAACTACAATGTGGTCGGCTTCTTCGCTGATGTCGCGTATTTCGAGCAGATGATTGGCGGTTGGGAGAAGGATTACGGGAAGAAGTTGAAGGTCGGTCCGCGTAAGAGCGGCGACAAGATCAAGTTCTGGACTAACAACTGGTATAAGGACATGCAGGTCGCGTTGGATAACGCGCATACAGCGTTCCGTTACCCGTATACGGAGCCGGATAAGAAAAGCAAACCGGTCAAGGATGATATCGCGTTGCTTGCTGATCCGCGGTTGGTGAATCATTTCCGTAATGCGCGTAGGCGTGAGACCCGTACTGGGTATGCGATTTATAAGGAGTCTCCTAATTCGCCGGACAAGATTGATGCGTGCATGGCTGGCCTGTTGGCTTATACGGCTCGTGGAAAGTATTTGGAGTTGGCTGAGGTTAAACGCCGTTCCGCTCCGATGAGAATCTACTAGGTGGTGATTTCGAGTGTCTGACTCGTTGATGATTAAGAACGCTTCCGATGATGACGATGATGCTTACGTCATTACCAATCTGGCGCGGGAGTGGGGCGCTCGTCTGCCGTATCTTGCCGAATTGAAACTGTTCAAGGATGGCAGGGAGATGGTGGATGCGAACAGTGTGCCTCAAGGCACTGATCCGAACGCTGCCCCAGTGTACAAGCTGATGCGCCAGTTGGGTGTTGTGAATCTCGCCCGTCGTATCAGTGAGAGCGTGACCGACCGCCAGCAGCCTAATGGTTTCCGTAAGGTCGAGGATTCCTCGTTGAAGGATACTGATGCCGATAGGATGGCGAAACAATGCGGCCTGAATTTTATTCTTCGTCGCAATATGCTGCCAGACAAAGGCGATTACGGATGCTCGTTTGGCTTGGTTTCCAATGCTGGACGTGGGAGATTCATCACGCCTCTCAGCCCTTGGGAATGCTGGATGGATGTTGGTGAGACTGCTGCTATCCAATACACGTATCTGGACCGCGAGAACAAGGAAGTCATTCGATTGTATCGTCTTGTTGTTGATGACAGCAAGACCACGACGAAAGTGTATTCCAAGACGGCACAACGTGAACATGATCGTTCCGTTGTTGATCCTAACGATGTTTCGTCGGTTGCTAAGTTCGCGTCTGATGCGAAAGCTTGGGAGCCTGGTAGCGATTGGGAGTGGGCTGAGGATTCACAAGCATCTGATTTCTCTTATGCGGAGGGATGCGATTCGCTCCCTATCGTACGTTTGAGCACGGTTGACGGGCAGGGATTGTTCGAGCCGTATCTGCCGATGCTGAAACGTATCGACCGTGAAACGTTCGACCGTTTGTGCATCACGATGATGCAAGCATTCCGACAGCGTGCCATCAAGGGCACCGTTCCAACCACGTACACCGAAGAGGATCAGGAAGTCATCGACGGCGACAAGCAGGCTGGTGATCCTATTGATTTGGCATCCACGTTCGCGGTTGGCCCTGCGGCGTTGTGGAAGCTTCCTGATGGTGTTGATATTTGGGAGTCTCAGACCACTGATACCGGTTCTTTGCAGAACAACATCATGGCTGATGTGAAGCAGTTGGCTTCCGCAGCTGGCATTCCGTTGGATATTCTTTCGCCTGACGTGCAGGGTTCCGCCAATGGTGCTGAGTTGAAGCGTGAGACGTTGAAGTTCAAAGTGCAGACGATGAACGAGTTGGATTCTGAGCCTATCGTGCGTATGGTGCGTATGGCTTTGGCCGCGTCTAAAACCGCGAATGCTTCGGCGTCCGAGTTTGAGATGGTGTGGAAGCCGATGGACACGACCAGTTCGCTGGAACAGGCTCAGGCTTGCCAGTTGTTGTATCAGAGTGGCTTGTTGGCGCGTAGGACGATTCTCACGCACAAGATGGGCTTCACCGCTCAGGATGTGTCGGAGGATGATATGAACCGTCTTGCAGACCAGTTCAACATTTCCGGCCAGGCTAATAAGAGTAATGCGAAGCCTGTTGCTGCTGTGGAACCGGCTACGGGTTGGGATGATGAAACCCAGTCCGCTGTGGATGGTTTGCCGAACGTCGAGGGTGAGCTTGTCGATGAAGGCGAGTCCGAGTCCTGATGGCCGGTAAGTCGCTTGAATCGTTGTCTAACACGCTTGAACAGGCTCGTGCAACGCTGGTGAACCAGTATGTGAGTCAAGCCCACAGAATGTGGGACATGCTGACGCCCGCTGACTGGTGGAATGATGGTATGACGTTTGCCGTCGCATCCCGTATGGCGTTGTTGGAGATGGCGTTGATTCAGCAGGTGCGCCGTTTGGGCGTCTCCTATGCGAATGAGACGTTGAAGCTTGTGGGCGTCACTCCGAAGGGGGATGTGCCTAGTTTGGTGTTTCCTCGTGACAATACCGATCCGTGGCTTGTGGCGCAACGTCCGGCTGACACGTATCGGAGTCTTGTGGTGAAAAACCCCACGATTCGTCCTGAAACGTGGCCTAGCAAGACCGATGAGATATTCAGCGAGGTTGATAAGTGGATTGAACAGGCGTTCAACCGTTTGCAGACCACTGTTGACGAGGATGTTTCGAGGGCGCAGACGAGCGCCACGCTTGAACGGTACAAGGATAGCAAGGTGTTGGAGTATCGCAGGGTGTTACATCCCGAACTGTCCAAGACGGGTTCTTGTGGCTTGTGCGTGGTGGCGGCTGACCGATGGTATTCGACGGCTGACTTGTTGCCGTTGCACGCTAACTGTCATTGTGGTGTGGCACCGGCTGGCAGTGATTACGATCCGGGTTTCCAGTTGAATCAGAAGGATTTGAAACGCTTGTACGCCGAGGCTGGTGGTACTACCGCGTCCGCGTTGAAGCAGGTGAAGGTCAAGACCATTACTCATGGCGAGTTGGGCCCTGTGCTTCTTGCCGAGGATGCGAAGGATACGCCCAGTCCAGTTCCGTCGAAGGCTTCTGACGCTTGGCATACGCCTGACCGTAAATCCACGTTGGCTCAGTGCCGTCGTATGGAGAATCGGGCAATCGAGTTCAATCGGCGTTACAAGGAAGTGCAGAAGGCCGGTAAACCGGTGACTTTCCGCTATGAGGGTAGGACGTTCACGTTCAAGCCTTCCAAGAATTTGAAACAGGCTATGGCATGGCAGAAGACCATGCTCAACCAGATGCGGTCGATGCTTGGCGAAGCCGCATAACACTATTGAAAGGATTCAAGCCTAATGGCTGATGAAAATACCAATACCGCTGAAACGGCGGCATCTACGAATGCGCCTGAAACGGGCGTGAACGCGCAGCCGAAGGACACTGCCACTTCTCCTGTAGCCGCCGATACCGCGACTCAAAAGAATGGTGCGGATGACCTTTCCGAGAAGTTGGGCATGTGGAAGCATCAGGCTCGTGAGAACGAGCAGAAGATGTATGAGAATCGTGATCGTGCCAATGCCGCCGAAGCGAAGCTTGCCGACACTGAGGGCGCTCTTGCCAAGGCGAATGTGCAGATAGCCCGTTTGAAGGCGCAGAAACTGCATCCAGAGATTACCGACGAGGCTTTCGACACTTTGTGTGGGGAGACTGAGCCGGAAAAGATTTCCGAATGGGCTGACGCTTTTGTGAAGTTCATGCCGAGCAAGACTGAAACGGTTGAAGCGGGGCAGAAAAAGAATGATGGGAATGCTCCATGTGAGCCATCGCCGGAGTTGGCGAAGGAGTTGCAGAGCAGAAACATGCATGTGTGCAAGCCGCAGTCAAGCGTTTCCGACGCTTACAACTACGGCGTGAAGCATTCCGAAATCAAGAAATAGTTTTATAAGGAGATAAATATGGCCAATCAGATGGTTCATACTGTCGCCAAGACCGCTCCGAAGGATGACCAGTCTTGGCTTATCAATCGTATCACCGATGGTGTGCGTGAAGCACAGCTTGACTTGTCTACGTTCACCAAGGACAAGTCGCATGAGAACGATTACTTCGCGTCCATTACCGACGATGATTACGAGGCTTGGACTAAATCCGGTATTCCGCTGGCTCAGATTACTGGAACCAACAACTATGGCCCGTACGATCCGAACGCTTCCGATGGCCGTAATGGCACGATCATCGGCTTCTTGGAGTCTCAGGTGCATGTGCAGTTCACTCGTACCGGTTTCGAGGATCAGTATCCGACTGTCGGCGTCCGCTATATGGGTGTTATCGATAAGAAGAATCTGCCGTACACCGTTGATTTCAGCAAGGCGAAGTTGGAGGGATTGTTCCTTGATTATGACAAGGGCGCCGCAGCTCCGCATGTGACCGTGTTGAATCCGGCAACTGCCGCCGCATCCGCAAGTGACACCAGCCATACTGCCTGAGTTTAGTTTCTACCCGTTTGAAACCCGCCCATCATGGCGGGTTTTCGCATATTAGGAAGGTTTTTCAATGAGTCTGTTGAATAAGGACATCATTACTCCCGACGAGGCTTCCGCCATCGTGCTGGGAGCCTATCAGACAACTACGGCAGCTTTGCCGTTCGCTTCCATCCTGCCGGACCAGTTCACCGGCTTGTCTGTCGAGTGGACTCCGAATCAGGATGATCCTGAGGTTGATGAGATGAAGTTCTCCACTTGGGATGCTGAGGCACCGTATGGTCGTACTGTTGGCGGCGAGAAGCTGTCCTACACTTCCATGCTGCCGTTGCGTAAGCGTATGCGCGTGTCCGAAAAGGACATCGCAAATGGCAACATTTCCATGACCAACGGAGATTTGAAGACCACTCTGAGCGATTATTTCGTTCAGTTGGGCAAGGAATTGGCCTACCGTCTGGAGAAGGCGCGTGTGGCCGTCGCCGTTGACGCGAAGCTCGGCATCACAGAATCCAATGAGGATGCAGCTTGGGATTATGCACGTGATTCTGCACTATCCACTTCTTTGACAACTACGAAGACTTGGGACAAGACTGGTGATCCGGTCAAGGATTTGCGTACATGGTCCGACCTTATCGACGATAAGAAGGGTGCGCGTCCTACCATCATGGTCACCACCCGTAAGGTTGTGAACGCTTTGATGTCCAACGCGGCCATCATCAACTACTTGTTCCGTGGTCAGGGTTCCACCCTTCCGGCTCTTGTTTCCGAGAATGATGTGAAGAGCGTTTTGAGCCTGTACACCGGCATTCAGGATATTTACGTTGTTGACGAAAGGTATCGTGATTTCGCCCGCCAGTCCAAGATTACTCTTCCGGGTGGCGTCAAGAGCTTCTTCCCTGAGAACACCATCCTGCTGATTCCGGCTTTCGGTGACGTGAACATGGGTTACACCGCGTTGGGGCCGACCGCTGAAGCTCAGACTCCTGCATATGGCATCAGCCGTGAGAAGAACGCTGGCCCTATCGGAGCCGTGCTGAATACTCCGTCTTCGACTCCGGGATACGAGGCTTACGTGAACGGTACTGCATTGCCGGTTCTAGTGCAGTCCAACAGCACCTTGAAGGCCACTGTACTGGCCGCATGATGTAGGAGGCGCGTATGAGCACGGCAATCATCGACAACATCGACTGGTTGAAGTATATGCGCGTCTACGGTTCCGCCGACGCGGATTCATTTGAAGAGCATTTCGACACTGATTGGATTTCCGCTCAATGCCGCAAGGCCGCTCTCATCTGTTTGAGCGAATGCCCGATTGTTCGGACGCGCTTGAAGAAGGGGCGTCTCTCTGAAAGTGATTTCGCGTCGGTCGTATGCGAAATGGTGTTGCGCGTAGTACGTTTCAACCGGTTCAAAACCGAAGCGAACGGTTCTTACTCGTACACGGAGCATGATCCGCAGCAGAATCAGCCTGGCCATGATCCAAGTCCCCGGCTGTTCTTGTCGAAAGCTGAGAAATCGATTCTGAATGGTTTCGCTGAATCCGCTGGCACGATGTCACACATCAGTCTTGGTTTCGACCCCGGTTATGGAGGTTGATGATGGCGTTTCTGTTTGACGATGATACGAATGAACGCCATTACCTCTACGAGGATGACCAAACCGATTACGGTGGTCAGAAACAGCTGTTCGACACGGATTATGTCGTTGTGATTCCTCGCAAGCATGTTCAGGACGCGCACGGCGGCCAGTATGTGCAGACTGGCGATCCGGTGAAGGTCATCTGCTGTGTTGAGGGTCGTGCGCAGCAGGCTGGCATGTTCTCTATTTCTGGAGCTGAGGATAAGACGCCATCTTCGGATAACCCCGGCGGTTTGGAAGAGGTCACTCCTTTGCAGATTATTGCGAGGGAATGGCCCGGCGACATTTATTCCCGGATCTGGTATAAGGGCGATTATTACGATGCTGACGGCGCTCCTACGTGGCGTGGGAGTGGTTCTCGTTTCTCCCGGCATTGGGAGGTTCGTGCACGTCGTGTTGTTATTGGCGATTATCTTGATGGCGGCATTTCCGAGCCTGAATGGGTGAAGGAGGTGGGTGGCGTTGGGAAGGGTCACGATTCGGCGTAGCGTCGCTACCGATATTGCGAAGATGTATGGGCCGGAACTTACACGCCGCGCCGCCGTGCATAGCGTGTCTGCCGTCCGCGCGAAGGCGAATGAGGCCGCTACGCATTCAAGCGTTGCGGATAGGATCGAGGTTTCCGTTCGCAAAGTCGGCTGGCATCATCAGATTGTCATGTCCGTCATGGGCCGTGATGGCACGCAGGTCGCTCCGCATTTGGAGTTCGGCTATTTCAACCGGTGGCTTGAGCACAAGTATGGGCCTCGTGATCCGAGAGCGCGTATTCCGGGTAAACATATCATGTTTGATTCGTTGAGTCGGGTGAGATTGTGACGGACAACATTTTTCAGCGTCTTGCCATTGACGTTCGTGAGTCAATCGATGCGGAACAGTTGGTTTATGAACTGTTGAATCGGGCGTATCCGTGCGAGGAGTGGCCTGATGTGAAGGTTTGCAGCGAGCTTGACTTGCCTTTGAACGCTTACGGTGAACGTGGACAGGTTCTTCTCTATTATGTTTCCGCTCCCGAACAGTTTGACCGTGGATTGTGGCGTTTCGGCGTGACGTTCACGGTTTTGGCCGCTGACTGTAACAATCCTCACGGTTTTGCACGTCACTTGTATAAGACGGTGCAGGGTTGGCCGTTCGAGGAGTCCACGACAGCTGGAACGGTTGGCACCGTGTCTGTGACGGCGCAGAAGAGGCAGTCTGATTCGAAAGAGAATCAAGGCAAGAACGTCAAGGAGTATGGGCTGTCGGCTGTTGTGACTGCCCGCGATTCGTTCAAGGCTTGACCGGTATCGGTCGGGCCTTTTCTTTTATCAATTTCAAGTAGAAAGGCACCATTATGGCTATTAATGCCGATGGTCTGATTCAGGCGTCTCGCGGTACGTTGTTCACGGCTCCCGCGAAGACCGCTCTTCCGACCAAAGTTTCCTCGTTCTTGTTGAATAGTGGCACTGTTGCCGCCGCTGGCAGCGGTTCCGTCGTGAATTGGGAGAATATCGGCCATACCTCCAACAACAACAAGATCAGCTTCAGCAAGGATGGCGGGGACACCACCACGAAGGACACGTGGCTTGTCGCCGGTGCGAAGAGTTCTACCGAGGCCCCGACCATCACCGTGTCCGGCGCGTCCGTGCAGGGTGATTCGGCCACAATCACGAAGGTCACTGGCGGCTGGGCCGGCGACCAGGGCGGCATCGTCGTGCCGTTGCAGCCCGTGGTGCAGCATCTGGCGTTGTTCGTTCTCGCCTACGATGATTCCGACAAGCTGAGCTTCGGATTGTATCTGCCGGAGACCGATTTCACGTTCGATAACGTCAGCCTCGCCGATGAGGATTTCGCGGAGTTCAGCTTCAACGCCGTCGTGAAATCCACTAGCGTGCTGAAGGCCGGTGCCAATGGTGAGGTTGGCGCGTACCAGATTTTCGCCCCGGAGACGTTCGTGTCAAAATAACCAGCCCGGATTCCAGCGGTAAGAATCCGGGTAATTCCTCCCAGACCGTATCGGGTTTGACCTCGAAAGGCTGAGATTTCCTATTGCCCCCGCATGTACCCATCCGTGCGGGGGCAATCCTTTCCAACGATTGGCAGATGGGTTTTTGATGGGGATTACAGATTATGGCTTCCAAAACTGATAAGAACACCGTTAAGACCGTTCCGGAGATTCCTGACACGCTGGCTGAGTTCGTCGAACAGCACGAGGAACTGGCCGGATGCCCTGAGTTCGTTCCGGCTCATGAGTTCTCCGTGGCGCAGACATGCGATTTCATGGTCGTTGATGCCGTGGCGTCCGACAGTTACGGCGTGTTCCGCAAGAAGACTTCCGATGATGTCGATTCAAGTCTGGCTATAGCCAGGATGGTGGCTGCCAGCGATAGTTTCTTCGAGAAGATCGCCAAGGACGTTGACGCCTACCACAAGTGGGTCACTGGCAGGACTCCGACTGTTCTGGTGCAGGTGTTCACTCTGCTTAACGCATTCTATGGTGCGTCCTTGGGAAAATCCGAAGCGTCAAGGACGCCTACCGGAAATGCAAAGTAGAGCTTACGTGTGATTTCCGTAGGTTCTACAATCTGAATCTTCCCGCCGCCATGCATGAGTATGACGGCGGTTTTCTTTTGACCCTTATCGGCGGTCTTGCCGGCTATGACGAGTCGCTGTATCGGGAATGGTTGCTGAACCATCCTGATGAGCGTGCCCGCGCCGAGTCCGATAGTGATTCCGGTTTGAGTTTTCACGGGTTCACTCAGGATACGAGTCTGCTGTTGGGTATTTACAATCAGGTCGGCTTGCTGGTTTCCGGCACATTGCAGTTCAAGGACGGCAAGCATCCTGAGTTCAAACCGATTATGCCCCCTCACGCCGCCGATGGCGTTGATAGGCGTGTTTCCGCCAACTTCGAGTCGATGAAGGCGTTTCTGGGCATGTGATTGAAAAACAGGGGTTCTTATGGTGGAGTATCTCGCCGGTTCCGTTGGAATTGATATTTATCCGAACACCAAGGGTTTTGGCGAAGAACTCCGCCGTAAGCTCGCCAGGTACGCCGATGACGATTTCGATGTTCGTGTGACGCCTGACGTTGACATGTCTCGTTGGCGTGCGGCGAAAAGGCGTATCGAGGATGATGGCATCGTCCAGAATGTTGAGATTCGTGGCGATGACTCCGATCTGAAGCGTGTGCTTCGGGACATTGATAAACGTAAGGTATCCCCGAAGGTCGAGCTGACAGACGCTTTGCGTGATCTGCGAACGATGCGCAAGCAAGTTCAGTCTTCCGACAAGGCTGTTTCCGCGATGAACAAGCGTATCGCCAATGGTGGCGATGCTTGGCGCAAGGTCACGCTGAAAAGCAAATCGTATCAGGATGCGGTGAAACGCAACACGCGGTTGACCACGGCATACGCGAACAAGCAGATCGACGTTTTGGATAACGTCAAGAAGCACATCCGCAGTATGCAGGATGCGATCGAGAAGGTCAAGCCTCTGGGCAGTTCCAACAATGTCTCGATGGCTCGCGCCAACCGTCTCGTCGAACAGCTCGACAATGCGATGCAGCAGTTGAAGCATGACAGCAAGGCGAACATCCGTGTTGACGTCAACGATGTTTCCGAGGTCGTCAACGTTCTCGAGAACGTGTCCAAGCGTCTGAAGCAGGTCGATGGGATGGACGCCCATGCGAAGGTCTATCTCGACGGCGCGAAAAGCATGGAACGCGAACTTGAAGCGTTGAAGCGGAAATTCCGCAGTCTTCCGAACGACATCGAGACCGACTACCGGTCAGCCATCGACAAGCTGAATCTTGCTGCGTTCCATGCCGGCAAGGACAAGAACTACCACTATGAGGTCAATCTTGATTTGGATGTGACCCGTGCGCGTGAGAAGGCCAAGAAGCTTCAAGAAGATTATAAGAAGCTTGAAATGGACATCGACCTTAAAACGGCTGGTGCCCGTACTCATCTTGCCATGCTCACCCGTCCTCGTTCCGTCGAGATTTACGCGAAACTCCATGCCACTGATTTCGGCAAAATGCTGGATGGTATGACGTATGGCGCGACTGGTCTTCGCGCCGTCAACAACCAATTCCAGAAATTCGTGAATTTCATGGATTCGCTGGATGAGAAGGTTCCATTCTTCTCCGCATTGGGTACCGTGTTCGCCGGTGTTTCCGCTGGCGCTATCAACATGTCCCGTAGCGTGCTTGGTGTCGGCTCTTCGATTGTTTCCATGTCGAAGGCCGCATTGGCCGCTCCTGCCGCTCTCGTCGGATTGGGCGCCGCCTATGCGTCCGTGAAGATGATTTGGGGCGAAAAGGGCGCCACTTGGAGCGAACAGATCGACATTGCATCCACAAAGTTAGGCAAACTGTCCGACAGCGTGGTTAACGCGTTCTACGGTCAGGCCCGTCCGGCCATCCGTGGATTGGCTGATTCCATTGCCGACACGTTGATTCCCCAAATGTCAACTCTTGCCGACCATGAGGGACGAATCGTCGTCGGCATGACCAAGATGGTCAAGGAAGCCGATAAGACAAGCGTCGTATCCAGCATTTTCAACGATGTGAATAAGTCGTTGACTTATTTGGAACCGGGTGTTGAGAGACTTGTCAAGGCTTTCCTGAATCTTGGCGATTCAACTAGCCAGTATCTCCCTCGTGCCACACGGTATGTGAGTGAGCTTGCGGATCAGTTCGCACGTTGGGTCGATAACGCACGCGCGTCCGGTGAGATTGAGAAGTCGATGCAGCGTGTCATTGAACAGGCTGGATATTTGAAGAATTCCGTGAAAGCGCTCATGGGTATTGCTTCCGGCTTGTATTCCGCTTTGGCTGAGGACCAGAATGGCATCCAAAGCTTCTCCAAGGAGTTGCAGAAGGCGGATAAGGCTGTCAATTCGGCAAAGTTCCAAGACACGTTGAAGTCGTGGGCCGTTGGCGCTAAAGTGGCGCAGTCCGCGATGCGTGATTCATTCTCCGAGATTGGTGACGCTGGCTATTCTCTGCGGCATACCGTGGGAAATGTTTTCGGTGATGCCGGTAGGACGATTGCTTCGTTCACGAAGAATGTGAGCCGCCTGTTGAAGAACAGTAGCGGTGGTATTTCCGATTTCTCGTCTGGTGTTTCCGATGGTTTCCAGAAGGTGTTCAACGCTGTTGGCGATGTGAGTCCGATGTTCAGCCAGCTGCTTTCGACTGTCGGGCAACTGTCTAAGACGTTCGGCGGCACATTGGCTGCTTCTCTTCGTGCTTCTGCTCCGCTGATTCAGGCTATCGCTACCGCCGCCGAGGCTGTGACTAAGGCTTTCAGCGCGTTGCCGGAACCGATTCAGGCCGCGTTGGGCGTGTTCGCCACGTTCGGCAAGGCTGGCAAGACCGCTTTGGACACGGTGAAGCTTGCCGTGGTTGAGAACACGATGAAGTCGCTGCAATGGCAGAAGGCTTTGATGGAGTTGGGCGTGACTTCCGCCGGTACTGGTGTGACGTTGAAGAATGTCGCTCAGGGGTGGGTGGCGTCTAATCCCGCTGTTTCTAAGTTCGTGTCGAATGTCGGCTCTGCTGAGGGCGCGATGGGCAAGGTGAAGGCCGTGGCGTCTGGTTTGGGTGGGATGCTTGCGTCTACGCTTTCCAATCCGGTGACTTGGGGTGTGGCTGCCATTACGGCAGCAGTCGCAGCGTATTCCGATTACAATGCGAAAGCTCAGGCGACTGAGCGTGCTTCCGAGAATATTGCGACAGCGTTGGGTAAGATTCCTGATTCGGCCGCCGAAGCTTCCGGCGCGTTATCCAATGTCGCTTCCGCGATTCAGGATGCGTTCAAGGACGGTAATTATGCTGAGACTGGTTGGAGCTGGTTGGATGATTGGACAACTGGATTCAAGAATACTGCCGAAGCCGCCGACAAGCTTGGTGTTTCGACCACTGACCTGAGCAAGGCTGCGAGCGGCAGTACGAAGGCTTACAATTCGATGATGAATCAGTTGAAGGCCACATATGATGCTCACAGCACTTATTCGGCTACCGCGACGCAGAATTACGGTAATGAAGCTGGTGCAGCCAAGAAGCTTATAGCAGTAATGGAAAAGGCACGTCAGCAGTACATCGATAATGCGGAAGCGACTTCCGTCGCGAATGGTCATGCTGCCGGCTATGCGAAGAGTTTGATCGAGATGGGTGAGGATTCCGATTCGGTTTCCATTGCCATTGCGACTCAATCTCAACGTCAGCAGATGTTGAACAGTGCCGCACAGAAGTACAACGACATTGTCAATAATCAGCGTACCGCGCAGCAGAACGCTTTGAGTGTCGCAACGGAATATGGTCAGATTTACAACGGTTTGGGTGATTCCATCCAGCGCATCAAGGAATTGGGCGTACAGAACGTTTGGGACAGTGCCGCAGACTCGTTCAATAACATGACCGAGGCTGGACAGTTGGCTCAGACCAGCTTGCAGAATCTCGCTACGACAGGCCATGATTGGCTTGAACAGTTGGTCGCTTCCGGCGCGTCAACCGATGAGGTGAATGCGAAACAGCAGGAATTGTCAACACAGTTCTACGAGACGGCGAAGGCGATGGGCGTACCGGAGTCGGAGATTCAGAAACTGCAACAACTGTATGGGTTGACTCCTGAAGAGGTCAAGACATTGTTCAAGACCGAAACGGAACAGTCGAAGCAGAATCTGACATCCTACTTGTCTGATTTGCGGGCATTGTTCCCCGGCGAGGGCAATACGGCCATCTTCACCACGGTCCTTGACGGCATCAACAGCGGAGCATTGTCCAGCGCGGATGAGGTTCAATCAACCGTGAACAATCTCATGAACAATGCGAGCACAGACGGTTCAGGCAAATACACCATCGTGTTGGATGCCAACGGCAATCAGGCCGTTGTCGCTACCGATGAGGTCAGGAAACATGCCGACCTGTTCAAGAAAGGCACTGATGGCAATGGCTATACGACCAATCTGAAGGCTTCCGATCTTGCTTCGATGACCATTGACTATTTGAAAGGCGACGCCAACGCCTACGGTTCGTTGAGACCCACCGCGTCACTCGGCGCGAGGGACAACACCCAGCCGGCGAAACGCAGTGCTGAGCGCACCGCGAACCAGTGGAATGGAAGCACGTATAACGCACAGTTCGGTGGAAATATTTCCGGTAGTTTCTGGGGAATGCTCGGCACTTTGTGGGCCGAGGGCAGAAGTTGGGCGAGCAGGACGTTCAACGCTATTTTCGGAACCAAGAGAGGACGTGCCACAGGCGGTGAGGTCGAGGGCGATAATGTGACCCGCACCGGCAGGATCGTCGGACGTGGAACGAATACGAGCGATTCCATCGCTTTGAACGATTCCACCGACGTGTCCACCGGTGAATATGTCGTACGTGCCGCCGCAGTGCATAGCATGGAAGCCCTGTACGGCAAGGGAGTGATGAGCGCCATCAATGCGAGCGGTGACATCCCAAGCCAGTATTTGAAGAACGCGCGTCGTATGACTCGTGTTTCGAGGCCTTCCATGGTTTCGGACTATTCCGCAGGCTCTTCCGACGATGTCAAGTTTGAAAGCGGCCCTACATACAACATCACGCAGAACTTCCAATATCCGACCATCACACCAATCTCAGTTCAGACGAATCAGAAGTTGGACAAGGCTGCGATGATCGGCATGTGAGAGGGGAGTATCGTGGCTTTTTCCACGTGTTTCTACAAGTTGAATAATGTTCCTCTTGATTCGGAGAACTGCATCGTCACTGTTGGCTCGACATTGTTGAGCGCCATCAGTGTTGACCGTACCGTTTCGACAGTTCCGCAACGGCATGGTTCCATCCCTTCCGGCATGACGCCTAGGTTTTCGGAACGTCAATTGTCGTTGCAGGTATGCGCTTGGGAGCCTGACGTGCTTGGTGAATCATCCAGGCTGATGCGGTTATGCACGATGCCGAATCTTGTCATGAGTCGGATTATCGATGGTGTCGAGCAGCGCACCCGTGTCGAGTTGACCTCTTTGAGTCCTGATGATTCAAAGAGCCATCCGAACAGGTTTGTTCCGTTCACTGCCGTGTTCGCCATGCCTGACGTGTGGTGGCGTTCCGTCACGCATGAGACCGTCTCACTGCCTTTGAACGGTGGGAAGGTCATGTCCGGCGGTTCGGTGATGCCGTCCGCCGGATACTACACGTTCTGGCAGGGCGTTCCGAACGCTAGTCCGAGTGTGCTTTCCACTCAACTTCCGTATAGTTGCGGTGACGCTCCCATAACAGACATGGTGTTTCGTTTCCCGAAAGGTGTGACGGGCATAACGGTGAAGGATACGGTATCCGGTACCGGTATCACATGGTCTGGCACGCGCGTGGATGCTCGGCCTTACTTGTATTTGGATGCGGGATCGTTGACTGCATGGAGTTCCGATAGTGATTCCGCATGGTCTGGCGGTTCTCAGAACGAGACTGTCGGATTGGATTATCTGCCTTCCGGTAGGTTGCAAGTCAATCCTGATGTTTCTGGTGACTACAGGATTGCAGTTAAGGCCACTGGTTCCGGGAATGTGGCGTGCAGGTTTAAGAGAAGCTGGTGGTGATTTCCACTGGCTTCTTTCTTTTTAAGTTGAGGGATGCTTATGGGTAAGACTCTAAAATCTCGTCTTGTCGCATATCAGGCCAATGGAAGCAAGCTTGGATTGCTGCCTGAGCCGACTTCCTATACTGTGTCGTTCACTCATGATGCTGTAGGTGCTTTGACCGTCAGCTATTCGCGTAAAGCTTTGCGTGGTGAGATTCTTGACCGGCGTCTTGAAACCGGCTTGGAAATCGCCGTGGAAGTGTCTGATGGTGGACGCTGGATTGAACCATATAATGGCCGGTTCGTCATCGCCTCACGTTCAAGGAACGCTTTGGACGTGTCCGACACGGTGTCGTTGACCGGCGTTTCCTACGGGTGGCTGTTGAAGAAGGCTTTGAATCTGGACACGTCCAGATTGGAGACCAGCGGAGACGAGAAAGGCACCCGTAAATTCGCGAACGCGAACGCTGGCACGATCATGCGCACGTTCATGGATGAGAATTGGAATCGTGGCGGCGTGAAAGTTGATTGCAGCCGGTTCACTTCCGGTGCCGATTCCGCTGGCAAACAGTGGGGCTACATGCTGCCGAGCATATATTACGATCTTGGCATTTCCATACAGGACGTGTTGGATTCGCTGGTGAACAACGGCTTATGCGATTGGCGTACCGATGCCCGGCAACTGCTGTTATGGAACGCCGATAGCGTCGCCGTCTGCCGTGACTTGTCCAAATCGTGTGTGGTGACGCTTGCGCAGGATGTGTCCGAAGCTCCTGACGATGAGAGTATTGATGGTCTGGCTTCCTCGATCCTTGTACGTGGCGACAATATTAATTTCCGCCAGGATAATCCGAACGCCCCGAAGCCTTGGGGCGGTTGGGAATTGTATTCAAGCCAACAGGGTGTGAACAAGAAGGAGACCGCCGAACATCTCATCAAACCGACGTTGGCTAACGCGGCTAGGGTTCGCGGACAGTACACGCGATCCGTGAACGTGGTCGAAGCGTCTTGTCTGCCGCTCATCGATTACACGATAGGCGATTGGATTACCGCGCCTACAGTGGCGAACCGTGAGAAGGTCCGTGTCCAACAGGTCACTTTGCAACTCGACTCGACTGGGTTCAAGGCTTCGTTGATTCTGAACGATAAGAATTATGATTCCTCGGTTCGTTTGACGAAGCGTATGAACGGTATTACCGGTGGTGCTCATTTGGGTGGCGCGTCTGGTGCGATTCCGGCTCCTGAAAAGGACCATCGCGTGCCGAAGGCTCCGCAGAATCTGTCGGCCAATTCCGACGCTTATATCAATGTGAACGGGTATGCGCGTGGCATGGTTACGGCCCGTTGGGATGATGTGACGTTGGCGACTGATGGCACCGCCATGGACATCACGTCGTATGCGGTCGAATATCGTGTGAACAAGACTGGGTATGAGTGGCATTCCGCTGGCACGACCACTGAGCATACGTTATCTTGGTCGAATCTGGATTGCGGTGTTCAGATTCTTATCAGAGTGCGTGCTGTCCCATCGTATTCAGATCAGATGGGCGAATGGTCCAGTGTATTCGCGTTGACCGTCGCCAAGGATACGACGCCGCCTCCGGTCCCATCCAAGCCGATTCTTTCTTCCGAGTTGGGCGTGGTTTCGGTTGCTTGGGATGGGAAAACCGCTGATGGTGGTTCTATGCCTATTGATTGGGATAGGAATATTCTCGGCGAACGTTTGGCTGATGGCGGTTTCAAGGAGATCGCGGCCGTCTCGACCGGTATCGGCGATTATGTGATTACTGGTTTGACGGCTGGCACGTCTCATACTTATGCGTTTCGTGCTGTCGATCATGCGGGCAATAAGTCTGACTGGTCTGCGATTGCCACTGTGACCGTGGCTTCCGCCGTCTCGCCTGATGAGGTCAAGCAGATTCAAAAGGATTTGGCTGACAATCAGACGGTGTTGAAGGACAATACGGCGAAGCTGACGCAGGCCCAGAAGGACATCCAAGCCAACAAGTCGAATCTCGATGCGGCGTCCAAGTCGCTCGCTCAGGCGCAGACCGACCTGTCTCAGGCTCGGAAGGATATTGCGCAGACCAAGAGCGACCTGACCACGGCGAACGGTGAGATTTCGAAGGCGAAGGAGTCGGCGGCGCAGGCGTATGCCGAAGCACATTCGAAGAACCATACTTTCCGTGGGCCTGACGAGCCGAAGGACAATCTGATTGTCGGTGACTTGTGGCTCAAGACGCAGACGTATTGGACGCGCTGGCAGGGGGAGAAGAACGCCTCACCGAGCCTCTTGGCTGACTTCTACACGTACTGGCAGGGCGCGCCTAACGCCTCGCCCAGCGTGCTTGTGCCATTGTCTGATCGCGTGATTGACACGCTTGTCTGGGATGGCTCTGCATGGAACCATCTCGGCTATGCCGACGTGGAGCGCAATGCCGACGAAATCGCTCAGGCGAAGTCCGACATCGCGGATAACGCCGCGAAGACCACCGACGCGAAGAAGGCTGCTGAGAATGCCGCTGCTGCCGCCAAGACGGCTCAGGGCACGGCTGACACGGCGAATGGTGCGGCCAGGACCGCACAGGACACCGCCAATGCGGCTCAGACTGCCGCGAAGAGCGCTACCGCGACTGCCGGTCAGGCAAAGGACGCGGCCAATGCCGCTCAGACCGCTGCCGAGAGCGCGAAGAAGACCGCTGGCAATGCGGAGACGCTGGCTAACACCGCCAATGAGTCCGCCAAGTCCGCCAAGTCCGACGCGGCTTCGGCTAAGACGGACGCTTCCGCCGCGAAGACGGATGCGGCCAATGCCAAGACCACCGCTGCCAATGCGTCGAGCGTGGCGACTCAGGCCAAGGCCACCGCCGATAGTGCGGCTCAGTCCGCAACCGATGCGGCCAATGCAGCGCAGAAGGCCAATACCGCTGCCGCAGCCGCAGCTGGCGTGGCTAACGGCAAGGCCGACGTGCTTATCCAGGGCACGGCACCGGCCACGTCGATGCGCAAGGCTTCGACCTTGTGGATTGACACCACGAATGGCGCGAACACGCCGAAAAGGTGGAATGGGTCGGCTTGGGTTGCTGTGACCGACAAGGCCGCGACCGATGCGGCGAACGCCGCCGTCAAGGCGAATGATGCGGCCAAGACCGCTCAAGCCACCGCCGACAAGGCTTCGACCGCTGCCGCCAACGCGGCTTCTCAGGCTAATCAGGCTCAGGCCGCAGCCAAGAAGGCGCAGACAACCGCCGACGGCAAGAACCTCATCTACCGTGGCCCCGACGAACCGAATCATGACGGTCTGAAGCCGGGCGACATGTGGTGGCGCACGCAAAAGTATTGGACGAGGTGGAAAGGCGAGAAGAACAATTCGCCGTCCATGCTGGCCGACTTTTACACCTATTGGCAGGGAACGCCGAACGCTTCACCAAGCGTCTTGGTGCCGCTCGCTGACCGCGTGGTGGAAGTGTTGACTTGGGATGGTACGCGCTTCGAGCCATTCGACCTCGTGGCGAACAACATCCTCGCTGCTGGGACGGTGGCCGCGAAGCATCTCGCCGCCGATAGCGTGACCGCCGAGAAGGTCAAAGCCAATGCCATCACGGTGGACAAGCTCGCAGCTAACAGCGTGACCACTGAAAAGCTGGTGGCTGACGCGGTGACCGCCGCGAAACTCGCCGCCAACTCGGTGCAGGCTCGGAACATCGTCGCACTGGCCATCACGTCCGACAAGATTGCCGCCAATTCGGTGACCACTGGCAAGCTCAAGGTCACGGAAGACATGACCGTGGCGCTGCTCAACGTCCACAAGATTCAGGCGTCCGACATTGCGGCTAATGCCGTGACCACTGCCGCTTTGGCTGCTGGCGCGGTAAACGCCGACAATCTGGCCGCTAATTCGGTCAATGCGTCCAAGATTGTGACTGGTGCGATTACCGCCGACAAGCTCGCGGCGAATTCCGTGACGGCTGTCAAGATCGCGGCTGGCACCATCACGTCCGACAAGGTGGCGGCAGGCCAGTTCAAAGGCTACGTCTTTACAGGCGCCGTCTTCCAAAGCTCCGAGGCCGAGAACACCGGCATGAAGCTCAACTCGACCGCATTGCAAATGTGGGATTCGGCTCATAACCAGACCGTCTATTTGGACGGTGAGGGCAAGTCGAATCTGCTGACCGGCACTTTCCAAACCCGCATCAGCGGGCATCGCGTGCGCATCAGCCCCGATTTCAGAACGCATACCATCGGCGGCGCGGAAACGTTTGATGGTGACGGATTGGAATTCCCAGCGTACAAAGGTTCGACTGCATATTTCGTTTCCCCCACGATCGCATCGCAGATCAGTTCCAACCAGGTCGGTGAGATGGGCGGAATGACATTATGGAGCGGACGTATCGCGCAGCACGATCCGGGTTCTTACCTGCGGCTCCGGTCGATGCCACGGCAGAGGGGCGGCACCGGCAGTGGCGGTGTCACCTCCCATGTGTCCGCCGTTGCCGACACGGATTACGACGAGCCAGACATTGGCAAAAAAAGCCGGGCACTCCTGAATTTGACTGGTGATGCCAATGCGGGGTCAAGCGTGTGGCTCGAAGCCGAAGACGGGAACGGCAGTGTCGGAGTCGGCGCGAACATCGGCACCGGATACGTGTATCTTGGCGGCTATCTTGGCGGCATCACGAACCGTTTTACGTTCCAGGCCCAGGCTGCGTGGAAAGCGTGGTATCCGAATCCCGGCCAGAGCATCGCGAACGGCGCGGCAATGCAAGTCAACTGCACGTTCAGCCCGACGAAATACGGCCACTATTACGTCGTCGCGAACGCGGATTCGCAATGGGCGGGCATCATCGCGCATCCATGCAACACGGGCGGGCAGAGCGGCTTCCAATTGAAGCTTTACAACGCCGACCAGCCTTGCCCGGTGGATGTTTACGCGGAATTCCTGGCTTATTTGGTCAAATGATTGGAGGAAATGTTGTCATCGACTTTCGAAATGGATGATAACAGTGGTCTTTGCATTATCCGCTGTAATCCGCCCATAAACGGGTCGGACAGCTTCGTCTTCGCGCCTGACGTGATTGCTTCGTGGAAGGCTTTGCTTGGGCTTGTTTCGACCCGTGAGGCGATCGCCGCGATCATGCAGGGCAAGGAGGACACGAGCCGGTACGACCGCGCCACCGGCAGGGGCGTGTGGACTGGAGCGTTCGAGGCGTTGGAATCGGCGCTGAATGACAGTGCTACCGACGTGTCAATGCTTGCGGCTGATGGGGAAGTGTTGAATGACCCGCTTACTGCCGCACGCAATAAGGCGCGTGAGGGAATGAACCTGCCCACCATGTCGAATGAGACGGATGCGAATCTCATTGCCACACTGGCCGCTGATGATGTTGATTCCGAGCCATCGAGTGGCATTGATATCAGCGTCACCAAGGACATCGAGGGCCTTGACGCTTTCCTATCGGACGAGTCCAGCCAGACCGCACTGGACGAGTGCGAGGAACGCTTCTACGCGTCGCTCATGCCAAGACAAAACCAACAGAATTAAGGAGATTGATTATGGCCGATGTGACCACTGAGACCACTACCGATACCACGCCTGCCGAGCTGTCTGGCGTGCTTGATTTGCGTCCGCCGAAGGAGTCGGTGCGAGCGGAATTGTGCCGTTTGGGATTGGAGTTTTCCAGCACTGACGGCACTTCCGAATCGTGGCGTGATTACCAGCGTGGCGTGCTTGCGACGTTCGATGATTCCGGCGCCGATGTCACTTTGACGGACGTGAAGACGAATCTCGGCCGCACCCTCACCTTGGACGAATTGAAGGCGGTTACTCGTATCGACACGATGACCGCCGCAGACTAATCCAGCATTCCAATTTTTTCAACCCCTGCAATCCACGCGGATTGCGGGGGTTTCGTATTTAAGGAGACTATTTTGACTCAGATTCCAGCCGACGCGAACGAGGTCATCGACCAGCTTTCCGCGCAAATCGGCACTCTCAACAAGCAAAACGCAATCCTGACCAGCCAACTCGCGGCGGCCATGAAATTGATCCCCAAGGATGTGCTCGAAAGCGTGAAGGGAGACGAGAATGCAGAGGATTAACCTGTGGCCGAACCCAAAGTTCGACCCCACCGGCTTCCATGTCGTCAAAAAGGGCGGCGACATATCGAAGTACATGACCGGTGGCACGCTGGCCAACACCAGAGGCGAATACATCGACCTGCCTTTCGCGTGCGAGGTCGGCGTGGAATACGTGTGCACGTGCAGGATCGTCAGCAACGATACGACGAATAAAAGCATCGGCATCTTTTCCGGCTACACGGTCAAATACCCAAGTGCCCAGACGGTCGGGAAATATACGATCCGCTTCACCCCGACCGCCAATGACACGCGCCTGGCCATCCCCTCCGGTATGGCCATCAGCGAATTGAGCGTGGAAGCCGCCGACACGTATGACGCGGCGCTCGGGGGGGGGCTTCCGGGCTTCTTCTCGGGGGACACGATGCCACGCGATTAAGGCGACTCGTCGGGCGGGTGATGTCCGATGATGGTCACGAACCTGTGCACGAGCCCATCCTCGACCATCACCCTGAAAGCCGACAAGTGGGTGAATATCACGACCGTCCCGAGCAAGATCGGGATGAAATATTGGATCAATGTCTATGTGAACGTCACCGGCGGCACGATCTCGATAATCGGAGTGGATGGCGACATCAGCGCAAGCCAACGTATCGGATACACGATGATCTCCAACAATCCCAATCCTGTGTCAATGAGTTATTCCGTCAAGTCAGGCAATCCGACCGTTACAGTGACAGATATGCTCCTCTGCACGTTTGCCGATTATCAGGCGAACAAGACCCTGCTCGACAGCATCAAATATTTCAACGGGGATACGATGCCGCGCGCCTAATCCCTATGGGGGTGGTGGCATGACTCTCATCGTTAATCACTGCGTCATGCCGAAAGACGGTGTGAGCGTCAAGACGACGAACACGACACCATCGGACATCACCTTCACGGGGTTGACGGCGGGCGTGAAATACCATGCGAGCGTCGTCTGTTACATGCTGTCCACGAGTGGCGACAATCCGCGCTTGCGTCTCACCACCAATGGCAGCGATAGTGGGCTGGTCACTTCGAATGGTCGCGTGGATTACGTCTTCACCGCCGCCAGCACCACTCACGGCATTCTCGTCGGGCTGAACAATTGCACGGTCAATCTGAGCAAGGGCTTGTGCGTGCCTCAAGACCAGTGGCAGCAGCTTGTCTCGTTGGGATTGCCGGGCAATTATTTCGATGGCGACACTATGCCAATAGATTAAACGATTTCAAAGGAGATGTGATGTGTTTCAAACGTTTTTAGCGGGTTTTGGTGGTGTGGGCGGCGCGTGCGCGCTCATCACGCTCGGCCTGAAAGTCTGGCCGGGCGCTTTGGACGCGCTGGCGACCGGCCTGTACTCGCACGTGCAGCCGGAACGGTTGCCCTATGACAGTCCACTTTCCCAGCATTTCGCAAAAACAAGGACACTGGGAGAGCGGACATCGAAAATCGACGACCGCATGGACGAGTTGTGTCGTGACACGATCAAAAACACGATCATCAGCCTGATCTACGGCGACAAGGACACCGACCACAGCGAGGCCGTCCGATACGAATTGGCGAAATTGGAGAAATTGGACGCGCAGTGCTGGGTCGTCAACGCCGCCGAAAAATATTTGGAAGAACGCCACTAACTTCTCCCAACCCAACTCTTTACAAGCCATCCCACTGTGGGGTGGCTTTTCTATTTTTGAAGGAGGTTTGCTTGAAGATTTTCGGTAAGAAAAGTCCTAAGCATAAGAAGATTCCACGCAACATGCGGTTGCCGTTCGCTAGTCTTGTTGTCGCATTGTGCATGATTATCGCGCCTATCGCGTCCGCGAACATGAACGTGATCGACGTGTCCGGCTGGCAGTCGGCTGACGTGACCCGCGTGGTGGACGCTGACGCGGCCGTGGTGAAGGTCACTGAGGGTGGCGGTTATGTGAATCCGTCTTGGCGTAGCCAGATTGATTGGGCGCGTCAGACCGGCAAGGCTTGTGGCGGCTACCATTACGCTGATGGTGGTAACGTCACCGCAGAGGTCAACCATTATCTGAACCAGTTCAACGGTTATGTGGGCCAGTGCGTCTTGGCGTTGGATTGGGAGTCTTACGGCAATCATGCTTGGGGTAACGGTGACTGGGTGCGCCAGTGGGTGAACCAAGTGTATTCGCGTACCAAGGTGTGGCCCATGGTATACGTTCAGGACAGCGCCGTGTATCAGATTCCGTCCGATGTGCGCTCCCACTGCATGTTGTGGAAGGCCCAGTACGCTTCGATGAACGCGACTGGCTGGCAGTCCACTCCGTGGAATGCGGGCAGCAAGGGCGAGGGCATGGTGCAGTATGCGTCTACCGGCTATCTGAACGGTGTCGGCCCGCTTGACCTTAACCTGTTCTTCGGTGAGCGTGACGCTTGGCAGAAGATCGCTAATGGTGATCGTGGCAAGACCAAGACCGAGGTTCGCCACGACCCGGTTAAGCCGCAGGTGACTACCACGCCGGACTACAACGATATGGCTACCAAGGTTATTCGTGGCGTGTACGGCAACGGCAACGAGCGTCGTCAGGCTCTTGGCGGTGCCTACGACCGTGTGATGGCGATTGTGAACCAGCGTTTGGGTGGAGGCTCGACAGTGAGCGCTCCGGCCAACACGAACTGCGGTAGCGTCTGCGTGACCGTCAAGAGTGGTGACACTCTTAGCACCATCGCTGCACGTAATGGCGGCAGCTGGAACCAGTACACAGGTTATCGTTCGGGCAACCCGAACATCATCTACGCTGGCGAGACGGTCTGCCGTCGTGGTACCGGCGTCGCACGTCAGCCGGTCAGCAACACGTACAGCACTCACCGTTACACCGTCCGCTCCGGTGACACGTTGAGCGGCATCGCCGGATACTACAGAGTGAACATGTACAGCATCCACGGTTATCGTTCGGGCAACCCGGCGTTGATCTATCCAGGCGAAACCCTCTACTGGTAAGGAGACCGATTATGGTCGATGAAGTCAAGGAGACTCAGAATGACGGCGAAAAGCCGCAGGAAGAAACAGGCGAAGAAAACAACTACATCCTGCCGGACGAAGCGTACAAGGTGCTGAAGTGGTTGGCGCTTATCGCGTTGCCCGCTTTGGCTGTGTTCGTGCATGTGGTCGGCCCAGCATGGAACCTTCCATGCGTTGACCAGATCGTGACCACGTTGAACGCTCTGGCCGTCTTGGTTGGCGCTTTGATTGGCGTCAGCGAGTTGAAGGCAAAGTATTCCGAGTAGAAACCTTTCATTTCTCTAACATGATGTTAGAGAAGTGTAAGAATACTATGCCCAACTAGTACGCGTCCTGTACAAGTTGCCCCTCTCTCAGCATCATGCTGGGGGAGGGGCTTTTCTGCGTTTTAGGGCTTCTATTCTGCGGTTCGATTGGCTCTATCGCCATCACCAAAGTCTATTTGTTGGCCCATTTGGTCGTAATAGCGGTTTTGATACATGTTGCAAAACTTTTCCCTGATGTGATCCACCACAGTTTGCACCGCCGTATGTTTCTCAATGTCCAACTGCTGTTCGGTGATGGTTATCTTCTTTGGGAACTCGTCTTCTGGATGCCAGGTATCGTAACCGGCTCCGTTTATCACCATTCTGGGTGCGTTGAATACGAACCCATATCGTTCTACGAGTTTCAACGCTTCATCGAATCCTCGACCGTATCCTTCCCTATACGAAACTACATCAAGCTCATGCGGCATTTACGACACCTTTCTGTTCGATCTGCTTCAAGTCTAATGCGGAGTTCATCGTTTCCATTGCGGCCAACCGTTCTTTCAACCCGGCATGACGGTAGTGTTCGACCATCAGACGGCTGGAATGGCCCACGATTTCCTCGACCAGTCCGACATCCACGCCCATTGACATGAGGATGGTCACGACAGTATGACGGGTTTCGTGACGGCTCCTATGCTCCGCATTGGGTACTCCCGCCGCTTCCAACAGTTTGCGGAACTGTTCGATATCCTCTTCCGGTTCGATAGGGGAGCCGTCATCATGACGGAACAGGAGTCCATGCGGGTTCGGTATTTCAGCGGTATCCACCAAGTATGCTTCGAGTGTCTGCGCCAATGCGGGAATGATTGGCACTTTCCTTCCACGCTTCGATTTCGGCGGGGTGAGACACCAGCGGCCTTGCAACTCGATCATGTCGAAGCCGTCTGGAATACGCCACCTCCATTGCGGACATGCGGCACCACGCTTGTATCCGCACGGGTACACGCCTTTACGGTCTGGCTCGCCGCAACCGTGCTCCTTCTTCAACTCCTCCAGTTTCCAGTTGACGGTGTATTCGCCGTAGGGGATGCCGTTTGCCGTGGTGGTCAGTTCGAGGTCTTGGAGTGAAGCCCCCAAGATTTCGCCGGGGCGCATGCCGGTGCATAGTCTGAACCATTCCCTCGCGCCGTTCCGTATGCCTAGTTCGTTGGCGGCTTGGAGGATGCGTTTGGCTTCATCGTCGGTGAATGCGGTACGCTCGTGGGCTTCGTTCTTGCGTTCGTCGGCAAGACTGATGTCCTTGTCCTTCGGAGTGGGAACGCCACCCATCGGATTCGTGGGAAGAATCCTATCCGCTACGGCGGCATTGCAAATCTGGTTCAACGTGGTGTGCGTCTGGCGGCGGAGGCTGAGACTGGCCTTCACGTGCATTTTCTTGCCGTCGATGGTCTTCGCGACGGTAAGGCCATTTACGATGCGGTCGCAGACTGCGGCGTTCAGGTTCGACATTTTCTGCGAATGGTATGGGCGTAGATGCTTGCGGACGATGGTTCGATAGTTGGCGAAAGTCTTCGGGTCTGCATCCCTCTGCCGTCGTTCCAACCATTGTTCCGCATATGCGCCCAACGTGACTGACGTGTTGCTGGTACTGCCGAATTTGGCTCGCTCTTGGAGCAGTTCGGTCAGACGCCGGTTCGCGTCGGCGTACTTCTTGCAGCTGTAGGTCTTCCCGTCGATCTTGAACTCGAAGCTGGGGTAAGCCTTGATTGTGCCATCGGCCAGCTTCTTTTTCCGTTCGACTTTGTATGGGTAGACGATGCCGTTTCTTGCTTTGCGTGCCATGATTACCTCCTTGCTTCCATATTCTCAGACATTCTCAGACTTCCATTTGACCTTCACTTGCGGGTCAAGTGACCCTCAAGTGAGGTTAAACCGTTGGAATGAAGCCGTTTTGCCCAATCGTTCCAAGGGGTATTCTATCAAACTCTCTAACTGTTAATCGGACGGTCACTGGTTCAAGCCCAGTCGCAGGAGCCATTCGAAAAATCCCCTTGGAAACAAGGGGATTTTTTCATTTTCAACGACTCTTGGCATTTTTGGCCACCCTTCATGTTTATCCGTCGGCGGAAACCGTGGTTCGTCCAGCCGTCCATGCGTATGATGAACGCACCGGGTCAATCAAACAAAGGAAGGAAGTCCATC